CTTTTTATCCTGATCATATCGTATGTTAAGCCGCATTGAAATCGAATCCAGAAGTTTGTAAATTGCAGACGCTACATCTGTAAATCTGTCGACAGAATAATTTGAAACACTTTTTTTTGTATCTTCATCTGACACATAGAAAAGATTTCCAAAATAATTTCCAATCAATATTCTTATGATAGCATTGATTTCTCCGGACAGAATTAAATTTGTGGAATCTTTTGGCGGTAAAATCACTTTTGTGGATAACAAACCTCGCCATGTATATCCTCGCAAAACAATTTCACTGTTTTTTGTTATGATCTCACGATCACCGATAATTCCACCATATTCTGTTTCTGGAATGTAAATTCTATTATTATAAGAAAACATCTTATTATCCCAGAAATTCACCACTGCTTCAAAATCATCTGTATCTCCAATATCGAGATCCATTTCCATATTGTCCAAATATGATATTTCGTTTCCATAAGAATCTGATATGATAAAATCAAATTGCACAGGATTTACTACAGAAATCATAGTTGAATTATTTCTACTGATATTTCCTGCATCATCCTCTGCTGCTACAGAGAGCGGATACTCTCTTGCACCATTTCTATACTTAACAGGAAGTACTGGTGCAGATAGTTCTCCGCTGTATGTATCAGGAGATACATTTTGCAGGACGGTTTCATTGTCATTTAATGCAGCTTGTAATTTTAATGCCATTGCGGTTCTGCCCTTTCCTCATACAGTGTCAACATAAAATCAAATTTTCCAGACCAGCTTATTAAGCTTTTGCCCGGCCGGATTTTTTGAAATACGGATTTTTTCTTTTCCCGGCTATCAAAAATATTAATAGCGGCACCATCATTCATGATCTTTGTTACCGTTCTTTTTAGGCTATCAACAATAATATACTCACCATTTTCCAGATAATCATTAATCAGGTACTCATAACCGCCAATTATAATCTGTGGATTAAGCACTGATCCGAAAATCTTTAATTCAAAATTACATGCTTTGATATAACTGTTCATAATGCTTCGATTTCTCATGCCATTTGCATATCTACAAGCATATCGGTAAGCATATTTTTTATTATCTGTGCTTAAAGATTCCGATGCATCAAAATAATACTCAGATTTTTTGATCCAAAACGGATTTTCCACAATGATATTTATTTTTATCTCAACAGCATAAAACATTTCTTCATAATCTAAAAAACTTTTCTGTGCAATGAAGCACTCAAGATAATATCCATTGACAAAAAGCTTTCCGGGGGTTTTATCCAAAATGTCTTTTTCGGTGATTTGATGCAAATTGTCCATTATTTCATCGTATTCTTTTTTTGTGTCTGCAAAAACAGAAAGTGTAACGCTCTTTTCAGCAATATCCTTATAAAAGGATGTGATTGTATTTCGTCCATTCCCACTTTCCGATGTATATGACCATGATGTGTCGAAAAGCGTTTCTGGTTTTTGGATTACAATCGGGAAATTATTAAACATTATTTTCTGTTCAGCATTATTTTCATAATAAATCTCCATGTCTAATCTCCATTAAAGGCTCTAACAAATTCTCTCCGGTTTAAATTTACAACATATGTTCCCGGATTTTTTCTAAGTGCGACAGCCACTTCGTTACCTAATCTTTCATAGTCAATCTGAGGTATCATGGAAATGAACTGGTTCATGGAATTTGAAATATATTCTTCCAAAACCGAAATAGGAAGGACAGCTTCCGCTCCGGCTTCTCCACCTCCCATTAACTGATTTCCATTGATTCCAAATAGCGTAGGTGCGTTTAAAACTGCTCCTTTCGCATACCACTGTACACCAATAGATGGAACTGAAGGAGGATTTAGGGAGAAAGAACCGCTGATTGAAAAATGCGGCATCTTCAAATCTGGAAATTTCCATTCAAAATTAAATAAACTTTTAATCTTTTCGATTCCGCTAGAAAATTTCTCGTGTATTTCTTCCATTTTTAAAGACCATGCATCCTTCATAGCCTGCAATTTTCCACCGGTCAGTGTATTAATTACATCAAATTTCATTGTGGAAATCTCATGAATAGCTTGAAATCCTGCCGATACAATTCCCTTTATACCACCGCCATTTTCTTCATATTTGCTTTTTATATTATTTAATTTCGACTGTGTCATCTGTAGCATGGAACCAAGTTTTCCATCTGTCATCGAATTTAATTCTGTATACATAACAGATGCGATTCCTTTAATACCGCCGCCGTTTTCTTCGTATACTGATTTCATGTTATCAAGTTTTTCTGTCGCTACAGATACGATTCCTTCCAACTTCTCTGTTGCAGTATTTTTCAATGATTCAAATTTTTCTGACGCCATATTATGAATTTCTTCTAACTTTCCACCAGTCAAAGCATTTAAAACATCATATTTTGCTGTTGCAATCTCATTGACAGTTTGAAGCCCTGCAGCATAAACTCCCTGAATACCACCACCGTGTTCCTCATAAGCTGACTTGATATTATTAAATTTTTCCTGAGTAACATCAACAACCGCTGACAATCTTCCATCTGTAATTACGTCAATTGAATCATAAGCTTCGGCAAATCCTGCCTTAACCGATTCTTTAAAATCAGAAATTCCTCCACTGATTTTATCTGGCAGACTCGTGAAAAATCCTCCGATATTATCTATTCCTTCTGAAATTTTTTCTTTTGCATCACCAAAAAATCCGGTAATGTCATCCCACAATCCAATCCAGAATCCACGGAATTCTTCACTTGTATTCCAAAGGTAAATAAATCCTCCAACTAAAAGTGTAATTCCGGCAACTACCCATGTTATCGGGCTTGCTAAAAATGCAAGATTCGCTTTCAATTGAGCGGCTGCCAATCCATGCAGAGTCGTTGTATTTGCCGCTTCCATAGCCGTTTTTATTCCTGTGACGGCATTATACGCACCAATTCCAACAGTCAGAGAGCCAAGAACCAATGCTACACCTTCCAGCGTTGATTTATGTTCTTTTGCCCACTCAATTCCATCTTTGATATTCCCTATCATGTCCTCTGCTGCCGGGATCACATCATTCGTAATCCCCTGAACAACATCTCTAAGAGGAGATTCGACATCATCAAATATAGAAATTTTTAATCCGTCAAGAGCCGACTGCATCAGAGTGACATCACCTTGTAAATTATCAAGGATTGTATCTGACATTTCAGATGCTGCACCAGAACTATTATTAATGGCATTACTCAGAGAATCCCAGGAAGTTGTCTGCTGTGTCAAACTTGCTCCAAGCAATTGTGTTACCTGGTCGGCATCCTCCTGTGTCATGGAAAACTGATTCATTAAAGCTGTAGCAACTGCTGTCTCGTCTCCATAACTTTTATAAAGTGTCTGTAAATCTGAAACAGATACTCCAAGTGCATCAATGTCATATCCCATGCTGTCTATAGCTGTTGCGACAGACTCAATGGAAATGGCTCCGTCACTCATTAATGCAAGAAATCCAGTCATGGCTTCCTGACCAGCCATTTTCTTCGCATAATTTACCTGCTCTTCAACGTTCAGACCTGCCCAAGCAGCTCTTGTTTCTACCAATACGTCCGATAAATCTCTTGCATTTCCGGAAGAATCATAAAATGACACACCAAGTCTTTGTGTTAAAATATCTAATGCACCTAAACTGTTCGCAGAAGCTCCGGCATTTGTCGATAATCTTGTCAGAAGAGAGCGTAATGATGTACCAGCCTGTTCAGCTTTTATTCCGCTGTTCGCCATCATACCAAGTGCAACGCCTGCATCTTCAATTGAATATCCCATTGCACCGCAGATTGCTCCGACATACTTAAATGACTGACCAAGCATTTCTACTGTCGTGTTACTGCTTGTTGAAGTTGCTGCTAAAACGTCCACAAAACGGTTCGTTTCATCTGCGCTCATTCCAAACGCTGTCATTGCATCCGTAACAATGTCTGATGCTGTGGCAAGATCCATAGAAGATGCTGCCGCGAGATTCAGAACACCGTCTATACCGTCCAGCATTTCTTCTGTATTCCAGCCGGCTAATGCCATATATCCAAGTGCATCTGCTGACTGTGAAGCGGTAAAAGAGGTCTTTTTCCCCATTTCTTCTGCCTTCTCGGTCAAAGCTCCCATTTCTTCTGCGGTTGCACCGGAAAGAGCCTTAACGTTGCTCATAGAAGATGTGAATGTCATTCCAGTATCAACAGCTGAGAGAGACAGATTTCTCAATCCTTCAATTCCTTTTTGAATACCATTTGATACAAGATCTGCTACGACACCCTTAAAAATTGTAAAACCGCCTGTTGCAGCCGAAGATGCCTTTCTATCTGCGTCTTCCAGTGCGTCCGCAAATTCTCCTGCCTGTTCTGTTGCATCCGACAGTTTCTGCTTATTATCTTTAAGTTCGCCATTGAGATCTTTCATCTCTTTTGAGAGGGATTTTGCTTCCTTCGAGTTTTTTCCCTGCTCCAGAACAACATTTATGTACTGCTTTTTCAGATCTTGCAGTTTATCTTCCTGATTTTTGATTTCATCAGACAATCTTTTAGAAGCTGTCTGATTTTCCTTCATGACCGCTGTGTACTCTTCAATACGCTTGTTGCAGTCTCCAATCTCTCCTCTAAGCTTCTCTTCTTCATTTTTCAATTTCAAGATTTCTGTTCTATTTTTCTGTGCTTCAGCAGAATTTTCGCCAAAAATCTCAATTGCTTTTTGGAGTTTCTGGTTGACAAGTTCCTCTTTTTCCTGCGTAACTGAAAGCTTTTCCTGTAAAAGACTATGTTTTTTCCGTAAGCCTTCAATATTATCGCCATTATTTTTCAATTCAGAATCTGCCAGTTTGAGAGCATTATTTAATTCTTTTGTTGCGGCACCGGCTTTTGACAGCCCTTCATTATACTCATGTGTATCCGCTGTGAATTTAATTTTTGCTTCACTCGTTTTAGTTCTTGCCATACGCCCGGTCACACTCCTCACTTATCGCGTAATTCTTCCAACTGTCATAAGCCGATTTGTTCAATGCAACTGTTTTTAAAAAAGAAAAATCCGCATTCCAGAACAAATCTTCACTTATTTCAAGGATCAAAACGTAATACGTGTAATAATCCTCTATATCTTCAAGTTCAAATTTTGGAATACGGATTTTATTTTTCTTTTTTCCTTTTGTGTGACTTATGAATGCTGATCGGAAGCCTTCTTTTTTTTTGCTGAAATGAGTTCATTACATTTTCTAGCAAGTTCTGGTGGATTGTATGGAAGATTTTCCATAAATTCCATTTCACCCATGCATTCATCGAGGTTGTCCACATTCGCACACAGATATGCCGTGTACAATACGGTCACGGTATCAAATGTATCTTCCGTTCCCTTCATGATGACCTTGTTATATCTGTCATAAACATCCTTTTTTAATCCTCTGATCTTATATAAAGAAGCAAAATTCAGTGCAAGTTCCACTTCTTTACCATTTTCAAGTTCCATTTTGATTTTTCCATTCATATTTTCACTTTCCTCCATAATATAACCGGATACCAATCTGGTATCCGGTCATGCTGCTCATTTGCTTAAAGCTGTGATCAATTCTTTTCTATTCATTGTTGAATAATTTTCTACTTCTTTTTCCTTTGCAAGTGCCTTTAATTCTGCCACAGTCATTTTTTCAAGTGCTGACCCTGCGTTTTCATTATCGGCATCCTCAATCTTTTTAATGTATCCAGTTGATTCTGTGATTTCAGCAAATCTTTCTTCTGACATATCCTCAATGATTGTTCCTTTTTTTACGACTTCTTTTGTCTGCTTATCAATAAAGGAACGTAAAACCTCAACTCTCATAGCGTCCTCCTACAGTACTTTCTTTTTTGCAAGCGCAGGCGTAAATTCAGTCATCCATTTCTGTGCAATTTCAGATGATACTTCGGATTTCAAAGCTTCATACAAGCCATTTCCTTCATCATCCGGCATGACAGCAACCGTCATTTCAATTTCTGCAACTTCCTCTCCACCATTTTCAATTTTTCTAGCAATACCATCCTTCACGACACATTTAGTATAAGCTTTA